AACCCCTATTCCCCCAATTTTTAACCGCGCAGGGCCGGATTCCCCACCCGACTACCTGCCTGCCGCTAACAGCGACGCGCCACCCCTTATTCCCACGTCCTTTGGCTGACGTTTCCGCAACTCGTCGGCGATAAGTGAATGGCTTCATACCCCGGCGTCGCCACGCCGCCTGCGCGGTTATATTTTTACCCGTGGGGAGCCAATGGGAACATTGTATATGGCATTCTTCCCTGACACCTTTATGTCCAGGGTGCACCATCCCCACGGGTTTATCATCAAATTCCCGCCGGATGGACGTCATCACCATACTTGACCCGGCGGGATAGTTAACAGAATCATTTTTTAGGCGCATCACACAGTCAAAAGCACCACCTCCTGATATTCGATTTGAGTTATTTGCCCGCATAGTCATTCCCTGCCGTTATTTGTCACCCTCAAGAGCATTATATCTTGCTGAAATAAGGTCTACTGCATTTGAAGCACTTGGAGATATAAATAAAGAATCATGTGCGTGGATTTGAATAACTTGACCTTCCTCGGGTTTTCTCCGCACAGAGAATCCATTCCATCCACCGAACCTGAATTCAATTGTTTTATCAGGTAATGGCAAATATTCATCTAACACATTTTTTGCAATCACTATGGGCGTATCGTTATTTATTTCACCCTTAATAATGCCCAAATCTTCCTTAAGTGATGTAACAGTATTCTCCAATACTCGGATGTGATCCTGCACCCACTTAGGCAATTTAGATATGCGTTCATCTGGTTTCATTTCTTTTCCTGCCGTTATAATTCACCCAACGCCTTTTCTAAGAAAGCAATCATTGGTTCGGGGTTGCCTGAAACTGAAAAACATTGAAATGGTGCATTGTTTTTATCGTATTCGGAGTTAGGATCGTCACAACGGCATTCATCGCGTGCCATATATAGAGGACACTTATTGCATTGACAAACAACACATAGCGCACAAGTACTTGAATCTATGTACATAAATCTGTTATTCCCTGATACAAGGCTCTTACCCCAGGCATAAATATTGTGCTTTTTGAGGTTTACTTTTCTCAGCCCTTCCCATTTCTGAATTGAATGCAATAATGCTGCCTTTGGTGTCTTCGGCACACTCGCATCAACCGGGTAAAATTCAGCCATCCAAGATTTTTTGCTCATTTCTCCTCCACCGGCCAAAGTTCGTCAACGGTTTTTCCGAGAGCTTTGGCTATTTTAACTGCCCACTGACGGTCTGGCATAATATGACGATTTAAAATTCGACTCAAATGAGAATCCGGAATTCCTATTTCTAACGCCAGATTGCGATGAGTGACAAACTTTTCGAACGCTAAATTTGCCAAGTTGATCTGCATCTGCTTCTCCTTTTTATCCCCAATCTAACAAGTTAAACGGCAAAGTAAAGTATTTGATTGCATTTATTTCAATACAACTCAACTTTTCAATATTTGGTAGAATTTATATCAACTACCACAAGATAGGGTATAAGAAACCCCGCAGATTGGGGTCAGCGGGGTTTCAGGTCTCCCACGGAGGTAGGAGAGTTATCGCAGTTAATGCGATAATTATTTCTTCTGTAACAATGAAGTATCCAAGGCGACACCCAATTTGAGTTCACTTTGGAACCGTGGCCCGCGATCTGACCAGCCGTACTCGCCAACAACGTGAAAGCCGGAACCAATGTGGAACGACCCACCGACGTAGGCTGTGACTCCAGGCCCGTACTCGGACCCCTTCTCAGCAATGCGAGTATACCACCCGGTCGAAATCCAAGTAGTAGCTCGGCTCAATACTTTTCCTTCACCCCTAAACACTACCCGAGAATTACCGCCCCAGTTATCTTTCGGCCCCTCGTCAAAGGCTGAACCATATTGTATCCCGTTATACCACCATACCTTACCCGGAATAAGCGTTTTTGTCTTAAACACAGAGAAGAAGCCCCACCAATCATAGGCAGTTTCTCCCTCGGGAACCTGACAGTCAAAGCCCCAAAAGGGACCACCAAGCACCAGGGCTGGCTCATAGATTTCCTTTTCCTGTGCCAAGCAGGTAGTTGCCATGCAAAGAATTGCACAGATCAAGCAGAGTTTTGTGAGAGAAAATGGTTTCACGTTGACTCCTTGCCTTTGGTGAGAATACGCTCACCGCCAAGAAAGGCCATAATTGCTATAGCATAGCCTTTGTACTCAACCAGAGCCTCTGGTGGCCCCCAGATTTGAATTGCCGCACCACCAATCAGTGCTACCAAAACAATGACCCCGTAGTGAATGCGAACATTAAATGCTGTCACTTTTTACTCCTTTTCTTCTTTATTGCTTTCTTCGCTTTTTTCTTTATTGCCTTCCGTTCTGCTGGCGTGTGATGATGTAGAGCCACTGCCTACCTCCTTTTTCTGCGGCAGGTTGCCTTCGATCCACCGCGCTCTAAAGCCTCGAACATCTGCATGGAGATGTCCCTTCTCTGGATATACGCCAAGTCCTCCATGTCTGAAAGCCTCAATTCGCTCGGCGAGGACAAACGCCTCAGCCGAAGTGTGGTCCTCGATCACGAAGTCCCCGGCCCGGCCTTTTGGATGCTGACTGAGCTTCGCCCCGTCGACTTTCCTGTTGTATTCCTCGCATCGATAACCGCCGCCACGAGTTATGTGGATTGGTACTCCGGCCAGATTCCGTAATTCCTGCAGCGAATCGATTAACAAATCCATACATTTAAGTCGACCACAGCACGGACAGCGGAACTCCCACTTCGAGAAATTTGAACTCAGATCACCCATGACTTACTTTAGCAAATCCCGTAAATGTGTGGTGGACCCATTGGCCGGGACAGTGACTTTCAAAAATTTGTTCGAGGCATCGGTCTGTCCTGGCTTGATAACTTCAATCGTTATCGTCTTAGCTCCAAAAGTTGAATCAGTACCAAAGACCAAAGCCGTCCAATAACCGTTAACATCAGCCCAAACGGTTTGTGTTGGACGAGTAATACTTCTTGTCGAGGTTCTCATGGGACCTGAACCGTTCATCGTGATCTTAATCTTAGCGTTGGCCAGCGTATCCCCGCGCAATCCATACGCATAGTCCCACAAAGTCGTCATTTCCATGTTGTTAGACAGGGCAGTCGGTGAGAAAGGATAACCCATGATCGAATCTACGTCACTCGGAGCCGAGCAAGTGAAGCCCACACCAGTTTCCCAGATAAAGAGAGGAGCAAATGCTTCAAACGTATAGGTGGTTACCCCATCAAGGCCATTAAATCTGGCAGTATCATTGGCGGTAAGTACACTTCCTAAATCTGATCCTGCCTTGTACATAGTGATATTTACACCGTCGATGCGAACATCGTTAAGCGTATCTACTGCAAATATATAGATTGGTGTTGAACTTTCCCCTGCAACCGATCCGCCCTTGAAATTTTCCTTATTGGCGTCAGCGATTGCATTTATCATTGAATCCATATAGGTTGAATCTGTCGGATGTCTGTTCCCCATCATACTAAGATAGTTATTCGCCGAATCGGGGAATGACCCCGCACCACCCGTCGTCCATGCCGCATCGCCTCGATCCCGAATTGATTGGAGTGCATCGTCACCGGGAGCAAACGTGCTCCAGTCCTCGCTGGTGGATACTATATGAGCAATGATTGACCCGTCTACTGGTGCATCATCATCGGCAGTCGAAATAAGGTGGTCGAGTCTTATGGCAACAAGAGCAGCAGCTGCACCGACCTGGGAAGAATCAGCCAGACCCAAATCTATAGTGGCCATACCTACTGCCGCTGAGTCTGCCAGACCCATTGCTGCCAATTTCTCTATCGCGTATTGCGCGGTAGCCGCATAAGTCAAATTATTCAGCCCTGCCGTACTATCAGCAAGAGTTATCATGCCACGTGCCGTGATTTTAGCATTGACATTGACCCCAGCCCCTATCTGTAATTGTCCCCCGATACAATCGAAGGACAGTGAATCATTCGATCCCATTCCATATAAATGCAACCCGCCGGAATAGCCCCGGAATTGGACACTTTCAGAACCACCGCTGAATATAAGTGAAGGCGTTTTGTCACCTGGCTCACTTGAGACACACCCGATAAACACGTTGTCACGATCTCCCAGAAGGGTAATATCACCACGTAGGCTACAATCAAGAGCTATCGCATCAAGAGAGGCATCCTCTAAAGCACATCGAATAAATGCTGCACGATCTCCACCCTGTATTCCGGTAATATCTAAGTCGATGAACATCGACCCGCCAACATCTTGACTATTCAAATCGATTTTGTTCCTTGTTGGATCGCCGATTCCCATAAAAGTATATCCATTCATCGTTCCCCTTATTGCCTGGTCTCCGCCACCCAGCACACAGAGGGTGTGCACTCCTATTGCGTCAGCGATAGTCTTTGCATTAGGAAATCCTTTTACGGGTAGAGTAGGAATACCGTTTACTCCAACCACTGTACCAGCCGTGCCATTTGCGGTATCTACCCAAACTGCCCCACCGTAATTGGCGAACTGGGCATCGTCGGCAAATTTGGAAGCAGAGATTACATCATCAGCCATTTCAGTAGTATTGACGGCCTTCAAGTTGTCTGCCCGTTCAATAATCAGACTGTCGTTCGCATCGAAATCCAATAGGTCAGTCTGGTCAGTAATCTTTTTTGCATCATGTCTCAGTAACCTTAGTTCAAGCGAGTCGGCTGCATCTGAGTCGCCACTGATCGAGGTTACGTCTGTGGTTGTCGCCGTCGCCCATGCCGCATCTCCACCATCGGTTTCGACCTTAATCGCCACCACATCGTCCTGTGTCCCATTGGTATTTGTTCCCGACAGATAGAAATTGTAATAGGTCGGGAAGCGCTGACCGTCAACAAATAAGTGGACGGCCACCGTATAGTTTCCGTCACCTGCGCCAGCGTCAATGTCCCCGGCCACATCACGAAACATAACAACATTTTTACCGCCTGCGTAAGCAACTTCCCCGATCCAGTCGGCGGTCATGTCGGAAGTACGCGCACTGTAAGTTATAGCGTTATCCCCGGCGTCTTCATGCCACACATGAACATGGGCCGAGTCAGAGTCCTCCGCGTAACCGTCCTCGTCTATGGACGTACAGGGAAACACCACCGGATCGGTGACAGTCAGAACGGGAACGCCTCCGGCTATGCTGAAGCACAAAATCAGGGCAAACCCCAATAATATCGACAAACTCTTTTTCATCATTTCACCTTCCTAATAGTTTTGCCACTCGCTTTCGGCGACCCGCAGCGGGTGCGCCCGCCTCAGTATATGTGCAATAAATTGTCATAACAAGATTTGTATTCCATGTAGGGCTGACAATTGGGTCTGCCCATGTATTCTCAGCATAGATTTTCGGAGATTTTTGTGCTACAGTATCACCTGTAGAAGAACCAAAATGAACTTTAGAATCACCACTCCCACCATCTGACCAAGCCCAAAGGACATATCGATCACCCGACGTTATCGTTTGTGCGTTTTGAAGATCGAATGTCCACCATTGTTCGGCAACTGACAAGTTTATCTCTTGTGTTGTATCTATCTGATCGCTATTGCCTCCACTTGTTCTTTTATATAATGAACATCGTGCATCTTTAGCTGCGGTAGTTACATTAGCATAAATAGTAATACTATCAGCTACGCCCGTTGATGGAGCGGCAAATACACCACCAGTATATGTATTTGTAATAGTTACTTCACTGCCTTCAATGTCCTGGTGCCCAAAGACTGCACCATGCCAAATGTCTCCAGCCGGTAATGACGCAGTAAACACCGGGTTGAATAACTCAACCAAGTAGGGATTACCACTAAGTAAAACAATGCGCTTGTGCACTACGATAGATGTAGTTGAATCTTCGGTTTGGAGATATGATTGTGCTATTGTCCAGACCATTGTGTCTGCATCTATACCCTTGACCCAGCCATCAGTCATCCGGCCCGCACTGGTAATATCAAACAATCCAGCCGCATCCTTCCACGACAGGTTAAGCGAATCCACATTCAACCGCGTAGCCGTACCCAGCAAGTATCCGGTCCACGGCCCATAAGCGGTCGTAATCGTGTCTCGGGCCTGTTGGTGGAAAATAAATGTCTCAGCATACCGCTGGAACACCTTGGCATTATTGACCAACCGTTTATCAATGCCGGGGAAGATGTTGTGAAATGTAATCGTCCGCCCCGACATCGTAACACTATCCGGCATATTAGTTTTCAACGTTTGCCACGTCTTAGTCCCAATATTATATTTAATCAAATGCGTTGTCTGTGTACCGAGATAATGGTTCCCTTTGGCGTAGATCGCTGCCCCGGTCGAATCAGCAAAAACCCGATGGTTGCCCCGCACTGATTTCCATACTTGTCTGTTCCCGACTTGCACCCAATCGTCGACAATGAAGTCCCATGTCTGGTCGGATTTCTGATAATTCAGCGTTGGTGTACCGCCCATACCTATCGCCCGCGTAACACTACTATCTGAATTAATCCAAGAGGCGGGACCAATCGGCACCGGTTGACCCCATGCCGTCGCCCCCAGCAACAGCACAATCGCCAATAATACGAGTGTCGTTTTCATGGTTAGCCCTTTGCCGTGTTCCCTTCGATCTTCCTTAGAATGACCAAACTTTCTTTCATGTCACCGCACATATCCGCCAAATATTTTTCCATGATTATTAGCTTGCTGCTATTGTCATTTGCTAATTGTTTTAATTGTTTTGGAACATACCAGCGCGGGGTTCCATCATCATCCGTTTTATCATGTATCTCCTTGATCCAAACAAGAAGACTTAATATTTGTTCATGTGTCTCGTCCGGTCGGCCATTCTTTTTCCTCATCACTAAAAACTGAATAGTTTTTGTCAACACCATTATCGCGCCGATTCCGGTGATCAATACTGTATTTAGGTCTGGGGTCATGTTGCACTCCTATTTCCCGTAGAGCTTTTTCAGTTTAGCTTCTGCACTTTCTTCGCCCTCAAGAAAGATGTCGGAGAGTACTGGGATTGAACCAACACCCGGAATATCATAAATTCCCGGTGGAATAACTTTCAATCCTCGGCGGAATTTCTTTGCCTTCTCTTGCCCAACCTCTGTTGTCCAAGCGCCAGCAAATGCTGACTGGATTTTACTCTTATTATCAGTTAGCGGAATGACCAATTCATCACCTTTGTACAGTCCACCCTTGCCAGCATTGATATAACCATCGATCAAGCGATTAATTTGTAGTCCACCAGGAATTGTACCTTTTCCAAAAGTTCCCATATTTAACAGAACGGTACTGTTCTTAGTCGTCCAACGACGCACTTGATCCCATTTGCCGGTTTCGATTAAGTGATAGAACGCCGCTCCGCCTTCGCCAATTATTCCAGCAGCGGGAGTTAGGCCTCTTGTCTTGGGGGGTGTATACCTTTTTGTTGCTATAGCAATAGTAGGTTCAACAAGATAACCATTCAGCATTGAATACACGGGAACAAACGATGACAACTCCCACGGCTTACGCCCAGTCAGTTCCTGTGTCGCCATATTTCCAGCAGTCATCGCCGCAAAAAAGGTAAGGCCCTGCTTGGCACGTTTAGCAAAGGTAGCTTTTGGCGTTCCAGTTACTCCCCTTATTTCCATCCAGTTATTCCACATTTCAAAAGAGAAGGTATGAAAAGGGAAAGTCGTCTTGATGACTTGGTTTTGCAAAATAGCTGGCATCCCCGGTAAATCATACATTGACTGAGACTTAGCAATACCGTCAGAAATAAAGTTACTGGCCGCATCACCTTTTAGTCCCAATCTTTTTGCTTCGTAATAAGCTGCCGAACCAGATATGCCACTTAATTGCCGCTCGACTTCATTGGTAAAATAATTAAACGCATCATAGGCTGTTTCCAGTGGTCGCTTAGAAACCTTCACTGCTTCATTCATTGCAGCTACATCTTGTCTCGTTAATTTACCACGTATCTTCGCGCCAAAAGCATAACTATCCTTCACCGCAGTTCTGACTTTAGTATCGGCAAACCAACTAACGAAGCCCTTGGCGCTGTTCACAACTCCATGCCGAGCAATACTTGCCGCCGTAGACAATGGTTGAATAGTCAAATTCCAGGCGATGTTGCCAGGGAAGATACCCATATTGAGACCCTGATTAAAACGCCTCATGTGCTGAGTGAGTCTTGGACCAACATGAAACGCCTGATCGATTCCTCCGCGCACTCCCGCAAAGCTGCGACTTGTCCAATTACCAATTGTTTCAGCGGAATTGGGATAACCCAGAGCTTTTAATTCCCGTGCAAATGATCGATTGTTGAAGATAATATCATTATGAAAAATATCCCGATAGGCAGCATTGGCATATCTCTCAGCCAAAACCATCGCGTCCTTTTCCAGCATTTCAATGGGGATATTCCCCATCTTTTGTAATTCATGCGGAGTATATGTCTTACTGGGTTGAAAACCGTCCGGCAAAGGCGCAGGGCCCTTCAGTCCCATTACGTCTTCCGGTGTCTTATTCCAGGGCCATGCTTCCTCAAAGATCGTCGCATCACGAATCTTCTCCGGGCTGTAACTTTTACGATAGTCAATAATATCCTGACCCCGCCTTATTCGAGCAGAGTTTTGCTCACTGAATACCCGGTCATACCACAGGCGCAAATCCTGTGCGGCCTGGGTTATTTTCGGGGTTTTACCCAACATCTTCGCTACCTTACCGACATCCATCGTCACCATATCAGAACTAATGCCAGTCAGCGCTTCGGTAATCTGCTTCCGCTGATTTTTATTGAACCCCTTGAAAATTTCATTCTTTAATTGCACCGCTTGCTCGGCGCTCCAGCCAGCACCGTTCTGCAACATTTTCTGAGTGCGAAATTTAACGTGATATTCCACTGGCCCCATCTGATTCGGGAAATTCAGCTTCGCCCCAACCGGTAGCGCCCCATCCATCTCTGCTGCCCAGTAATGCACTGGCCGAGTCAAGGTCTGCACGTCTTTATAACCAGTGTACTTTTTGAAAAAATCAGGAACAGGAACCCGAAAGCCTACCTTGGCCTCTCCTGCGAATGGTGCTTGAGCCAACGCTTCCGGCTGTTCGAAAATAACACTGCCAACCTCTTTTCTCATGTACATTTCATGGTTAGCCATTGACAGCCGGGGAATTCTGCCTGTCTTTCCACCAGAGGCAACAAAATTTACCTCCTCAATAGGCGCGGTGCGTAACCAATTCTCAGCCATCGCCTTGTCTCCAACAGCCTTAACAAAACCCTCATCCATATTCATTACACCGACAGCCCGGATTTCATCATCCGACATGGCAATGATTTCTTTGAGACCCAGTTTCACCGGCGGTTTCGGTCCCAACCCCTTAATCTTGCCAACCGCCCATTTCCCACCAACAAACATTCCAAGACCGAGAGTTAAAATTTCCATCGGATATTGAGAGATAGTTTCAACTGGCTGAGAGTACAGTTCGGTTCCGAGATTATATAACCCCAACAACATTTCCTTACCCTGAGGCTTACCAGTGGGACTAACTAATGGAGTTATAGCTGCCAGGGCTGTATTTTTGATACTCTCCGGCAGGTTTTTCAATGTTTCTGACGCAAAAGTCGGCTGTCGCCCTTCACCCAATTTGGCACTTGGGGCCACAGCAGTCGTAGAAATGGGCAAATCTCCTGCCGTCGGCTCAGTCAAGCCCTGCATTAAACCAGAGAGGTCTACCCCGGATGGAACATCGCCCTGAGGTCCAATAGCTTCCGCCCAAATACTCAACGGATCGACCCGCGTACTCGACGGCTTAACGAAATCACCCATGCCAGTTTGGATCAGAACTGAATAAACACTATCTTGTAGCGCATCACCTTCGGCCAGCAAGGCACTGACATCAGGATCGTCTTCGTGCCGACCATACCCATCAATGTTCAATTGACCCGGTGGGGATATTCCGTATTTGTCAATATTGATCGGCACTGATACCTACTCCTATAGCCTTCCATATATCAGGCCAATTATAATTCGGATAATCTTTTTCCAGTTCAGCTTGCTTTAATGGGGGATACCGAAAACCCTCTTTTCTCTTCTTCTTAATCAGCATCGCCATTTCCAAATCATCGCCAGCCAACTCGGCCATTTCCGGCGGTATCTCCTCTTCTGCCGGAAGACCAACATTTGAACTATCTAAGCTCCCCGTAAGATCACTGTCCTGCAATCCAAAAACACTCTTGAGGGAAAAAGGCGGCTTAATCTTTGGCGCACCCAACAATTCGGCAAAAGCCTCTTTCTTTAACCGATTCAATTCATCAACATGGATAGGAAATTCCTCTTTATCCTTATCAATTTTAACAATATGTCCCGATTCCTTAACTGTACCGCCGATTTCTCGCACTTTACGCTTGAAAATATTTTGCGCTTTTAAAGAATCGGCCATACCGACTACACTGGCTGCCGCTTGAACGTCAAAGCCAACCCTGACAGTATCCCTTCTTACCGTATCAGAGAAAAACCCTTTCTCTGTTACTGTCAAAGTCTCAGCGAAAGTACGTGGTGTTTCCCGACCTTCCTCAAGAATATCTGCCTGCTCACTTCTTGTCGGCCCTTCATCCGGCGGTGCCGCCATTTCCGCAATATCATCACGGAAAGTGTTGCTAAGTAATTCTTCTGGCTTGCTGGCTAAGGTTCCCTGAATAATGGCAATAGCTGGGTCTCCGGGTTGAAATAGTTTCATATATGCTTGCGCAACTTGTTCATAACCCTTTTGTTTTTGTGCTTCAGCAGCAGATTCTCGTTGTTCTGCCTCCATCTTGCGTTTCTTTTCTTCGGTACTAACATTATGCGTAATACGTTCGCGCTCCCATTTAGCCATATCCGCTTGTTGTTTAGCTTCCTCAAACGGAGTCAATTGTTCCGGTAAATCAGGTAGATCTAATCCATGCCGAACCTTCGCCAGCGCATCCTCTTCTGAGAAACCTCGACCAACCAGCGCATCAACTTGCTGCTTGACATCGAAATTTTCCTGTGCCTCTTCAAACCGCTTGGTCTCGCGCTCCTTACCCCTTTTTGCCTTATCTGAAATCCAACTTGTCAACGCCAAAATCGTTGGCAGAGTTTTATCCATACCCTTCGGTGTCTTCAATAACAGGAGGGGGATTAGCTTCCTGAGACCACTAAGGATATCCTCTAATTCCAACCCAAAGCCGGTATCTGATGGCATCTCAGAGCGTGAAGCTAAACTATCAGGCCGATTTTCCGTCAGCCCAGGTGGCATCTTTTCGTCACCGAATACACTCGGCATAATATCTCCCTACGCCATAGAGGCGAATTGCATAAGCGTCATATACAACTGATAATCGTTCCGCGATTGCGCCTCCTCGCGTGACCTTTCTATATTTGCCGCCAATTCCTCACGGTCAAAATCAATACCCATCTGCGTCATCAACAACGAAAGCATTTGCGCCTCACGCTGAATACTGATGTATTCACCCTGAATAACCGCCCTCAACTCAAGCTCGGTCATCCCCAGCTTTTCTTTGAGCGCCAACCCCTCAGTACCCAAGAAAAAGTCGTGCAATTCCTTCCGTTCATTGATTGTGTTCCGCCACTTCATATCGATCATATCCATATCCAAGCGGCCAGTCTCAATAAACTTACGCAATGCCTGATCGGCTAACCGGATACCGAATTCGCGCTCGATAGTCTCCCGATAGAACCTGAATTTGTCATCTTCAAGATCGGCGGTTCGCAACCCAAGTTCTTCCTTGAGCGCAACCATTCGCTCCTCAAGACCAAACCCCTGTTCATTTTTCAACTCATCCAATGACTGCGCACGTTCAGCTAAATTCCAATTCTTGTCTGACAAGTCCCAACGCTTCTGCATATCGCGCTCGACCTGATCTATCTGTTCAGCAGTAAATCCCTCAGCCACCATCTGAGCACGAATAGACTCATTAAATTTACGCTCACCCATTGAAATCTGCCACCGCTGCCAGTCACGGGCTAACACCATCTGTTCACGATTCAAATCCAAATTGGTCAAGGTTTCAAACGTATCCAATCGCAAAACTTTGTCGCGCCGATCAGCTTCCCACGCCGCCAAGATGACTTCAGCCTTAGACATATCCCGCACATCAATAGCTCGTTGAACATCAAGCATCGTCTTCGTTGCAGTCAAACCAGCACCCATCGCTGCCTGCTCTGCTCGTTGCTGGGACTCTAATTCTGCCCGACCAATAGCAACTTCGCCAGCCGTGCCGATCTCGGCAGTTTTAGCAAACGTCTTAGAACCTTGGCCGATACCCTTAAATGCTGCCTGCGATAGGGCTTGCTTCATCTGGTTCTTAATATCCAGGCGACGCTGTGCCTTATCTTCATCGGACAACCCGGCAAATGGACCCTTCATTCCAGCCACAATACCTTGCAAAGTTGCCAGGAGATCACGCTCAAGAGCGGTGGTTGTATCAATATCATTTTCTTCAAGGATATCCCAGATAGTTTTGTCCGGCTCTTCTTCCCACTTACTCATCCACTCATCAATTAAATCGAAATAATTGTAGTCGTCATCCGGAGGCACGTCAGGAGGCACGTCCGGCGGTACATCGGGAGGTACATCGGGAGGTACATCGGGAGGTACGTCTGGAGGTACGTCTGGAGGTACGTCTGGAGGTGTAGTAGGCGTTCCTGGCGGTGGCTCAAGTGGAACTTCTGGCGGCGTTTCTGTTCCATTCTTACCATCACCATCACCTTCAGTTCCAGAGCTTGCACCCCAGGTAGAAACATCAGCATTAAATTCCGCTAAACCCTCATCACCATAGACAGCCTGTACTACACCAGAGACTTTATCCCATATTTTACTTAAATCCTGAACCGTCATCGTTCCTGCAACCCATTGATCGTATGCTGCTCTAAAATCCAATTTAGCTTGATTCGCACCTTCCTCAGTAGAATTATATGGAATATCAGTATCCGGCGGAGTAACACCACCACCAGGAAGAAGTGGTGCGTCGGGGTCAACAATCCCACCAGGAAGATCAGTAAAAGTTGTTCCCGTTTCATCCTCGTCGCCTGGAATAGTAATGTCAGTCTGGGTCCGTCCAGACCTATCTCGTCGAGCAGTTAAATTAGCCATTTTTGCACGATACGTTGAGAGGGTATTTAGATAATCAGCGGGCTTCTCTTTATCTCGCCAGTAATCAACAAATCCCGTATATTGTCTTTGAATTTCTTCAATTTGCTGATTATAATCACTCCAAATATCCCCGAGAAATTGGGCTGATCCAGTATACTCAGGTAAAGGATCAAATACACCAGTTTCCCACTGTGACCCTGGGGCCCACCATGCCTCATTCCATTGTTGCCCGAGATAGTCGGTTGGATTACGCAGATCACTATATGTAGCTCCGTATTTATCAGTAGATTCATAAGATGGTAATGTCTCCCACCACGATTGCCACGGGTCAAAAGGAACTTCGGTCTGATTTCCACCTGCCAATATGTCCGCCATCTCTCTATCTCCCTATTTAATACCCTACCGCTATCCAATCCAAATACCGATTATCGCCTGCATTCTTAAGAACCTCACAATATGCAGTTGTTCTAACACCAGGATTAATAGATACCTCCGTACCAGAAGCATGAGGTGTTATTGTAATTGCGTAAGTAGAATCACTGGTAAATGCTATCGGAAAATCAATCGTATCTCGCACATCACCGTTAGCCATACTGATTGTTCCTGATTGAAATATTCCATGACCGATTGTAAAACTACGAGATATTGGTATTCCCCCAGCACTAACATAAGTAGAATCAAGATTGGCCCATAAAGTATCGTGAGCCGCAGCACGATATGCCGTCACTGTATCATTATTGCGCAAAACCAACGCTGCATTAATTGCTGTTCCTAATGTATCTACATCACCTGCAATCAATGCCGAGTCAACAATACCCGGTGCATTACCACCCGAACTATCCTCCCAATTCCACGAACTACCAAAAGCCACGGCATACAACGCCGAATCCACCCATCGTGGCCCATTAGCTGCATGGAGCGCATAGTAATCGATCATATGCCGCTGGGTAACGTAATCAATACGGCTTCGCCGAATGTCGCGTTGATTCTCCTGCGGTATTGCTGAACCGATTAAAATAAAACTAATCGTCAGCGCGACCATAATCTTCAAAAAAGACTTCAACTCCTAATACCTCCACGCCAGTAGATTTTTTCGTTTCGATCATCAACGCCATACTCCGGCCCTGCATCGCTGCAAGTCCGCGTCGTGATGTTTGCCAACCCGACGACGACGCAAAAGAATCGATGAACGTCGCACTCGCCGACCAGTCCAAATACCAGTGCGTTCGCAACGATCCCGCCGCTGCCATAGTATAAATTGGCGCATATTCAAGCCACGCCTTATTGTGCAACAAACCCCCGAAAGTATCGAACCCGGTTTTGATTTGCATGGTGATGAACTCAGCCGTGTCTTTGGAACCTGAAGGAAATTTAAGCACGTATGAATCACCATCGACCGGAGTACCGATAAGTAGTGTATCACCATAACCCGAACCTCCACGCATTATTGCAAAGGCGGAGGCACCGAAATTCGTGTACTTACTCCATTGCCTCGTCGTCAGATCAAATCTCAAGGTGCGATCATTCTCGGTGCCTCCGCGACTGGTATACGAAATATATAAAGCCGGTGTACCGATGGTCACGTCTATCGCTGCAATCATCCTGATTGCCGCTTCTGTTCCGGCGGCAATAGAGTCGGCGAAATAGAACTGTGCTGGACCAGAGATATTGATAGCCCGCGATCCGTCGAAAGCAAATAAGCCGTGCGGTGGCGAGACAAAATAAATTAATCCACCATATTTCCAGACTGCCTCTTGTGACGGTGCACCAGTGGGCGATTCAGCCAAAATGATTTCATCTATTTCATTGTCATAGGCTGAGACTATCGCAAGATAGACATACCGTCGTTTAAACACAACCATATTGCGATTATAGGGAATGAGTGCAGTAATGACATCCCCGTCATCACGGTTTATATAGATGGCTCCATCGGAAGCACCGCTACCACAAATTTCAAATTCCGCGCAATACCACAACTCGCTGGGATCACTACCAGTATAGTAAAGCCGATTATTCAATAACGCTTGAATACCATCACCGAAACCGGAATGAAGCACCGTATCTGTCGCTACCGTGGCATCCACGCTGTCCATGCGATATATTTCAATGGTATCACCAGATTTAAAGTGATGACCAGCAGGAGCAGGCCCAGTTGCATAGCCGTAATCGTAAATAACAATACCCGTTGAATCACCATTCGTCACCAAGTTGATCGGATAATCCGGGTAGTTTGCCACCGTTGCCCGATATGTTCCCCAATCAAGGGTATCACTCGGCCAATCATGGGGTGCGTCTGCATCATTTGTTCTCCAAATAGTATATGTATATAAATGCCATGCTGCGGTTGGTGCCCACAAATCTTGAATCGAATCACGGGCCACATCCTGTATCCTGTTGGCAAAAAATAAAGTGGGAACGATGTCATCCTGAGAAACCCAATCTACTCGATATGTCTCAGTGGGATCGGCGCTTAACCAAACTTCCGTGGCGGTATCCGCATACATATAATAGTCGCCGCTATAATAAGCAAAACAAGTCAACATTTGATTTCGCAACGAAGTACCGGGAACATTCGCATTATGAAACATCAGATAGTCACCGACAACAAATCCATCTATGGGAGAACCGGAAAACGAAATGCGCTGTTTACTCTCCCGAAATTGTAGCCCTCCCGACCGCATCTTGACAACATAGGAAGCCCCCGCCGGTAAGCCACCCAAACCACCATATCTAAACCGCTCAGTCCCATCAACCACAATAAGCGTATCGGTAAACATGACACCGCGTTTGGGTGCGAGCGGATTTTTAATAACATCTTCCGCTCCGGCATCGTAACTGATTTGTATAGTACAAGCCACACCGTTCGCCGAAGAACCACTCCATACGGTGTCCAATACCAATGTAATATCTGTTAATATCGCCTTAATTAAATGATCTTTTTGGTCATCACCAATGCGAATAAATTGTGGTCGATATTTCGATAATTCCCACCAACGAACACCACTCCCCCGCACCGTGTCTCCGCCAGCCTCAACACTACACACCCCTGCCGTTGGATTACTTCCAGTAAGCAATTCAAAATCCGATAAACTATGATTATACCGATAAATGCTGTTATTAGAGAATGCCAATAATTCATTCCCGCCAGAAGACGGATCAAAACGAAATATTCCGGTAATCGGCCCATCCTCCAAGGTGCCACCTAACTTCGTAAACCCTGCCCGCTGCTTGATAATTTGACTTCCGGTACGAACAATGATGTCGGCATTAACCAACTCTCGCACCGTGGAGAGCGCATTCGCCGGTGCCCGGTCGCCCATGATCCCGGTGAAATTATAGACCGGCATCACCTCGTATGGGTCTATCGCAGCAGCAATCAGAACTACCGCGAAGGCCAAGGCCAATACTATATTAATTTTGCGGCGCATCGACTATCCCCAATTTTGCTCGTTTGTATCCCTGATACACTGCCCACCAAAACGCCTGATTCTGATAGTCCTTACGATTGGCACTAATGAAGGCCGCCGTCAAATAAGCTACTGCCACCGCATCAGTCTCGTCGATTCCCGCCGCATCACTGACAGCCGTCATTCGCGTAGCCATCGGCACATAATAAACAATCAACGAATCAGCGGCCACCGACTGATTGTGAATTGTCAGCGTTCGTTTTAAGATCGTGTAATAATACGGCCCTGACTTATTCATCGGCTTACCAATCATTTCGGGCGGTAACAACTGTAAGGCATATTCTTCCCTGCTTTCTAACTTCTTCCAGATAACCATCACCACCTGATTACTTATCATCGTAGAATCTAATCCATAAGTCAGTTTCCGCGCCGTCATCGAAATTCTCTTAGTGGTAACCTGAGACTTCAAATCCGCCTGCACAAATCCCGCCGCCAGATTAATTACATAATCCAAAACACTGTCGGGAAAAGTGCCCACCGTAAAATTCGTCGCCGCCCGGCCTAAAGCCCGATAAGCCGCCAAACTATCATAATCCGCCGCCTGGACTGCGCTACTAATAATACCCATGCTGAGGATTATGCTGACGACCGCGACCACCAAAATCATTAAGGTCTTTGACTTCTGCAAGTTTGTGCCTCCCCGGTGGAAAAATAAAACCACCAGCCTTTTCTCGTGCCATTTCCAATAAACTCTCAGCGTCAGCATGACTCATATACCCAATTAGAGCCTTCGCCTCGGCAATTACCGCCGAAACAAAATATCCCGGCATATTCCCTAAATCACCAATGCTGCTGCCAATCAAATAAATCAACGGCAAGGTATGCGCTTCCGCTGCTATCGGCCAAAGATAAAGCCGATAGAATTTTTCCACCTCGATAGCATCGTCCCAAGTCTCATTATAAAGCAACGTCGCCTGTGAGGGCAATCCAGTGGGATCACCTTCGGGATAAGGGTGATCGTCGTAAAATTGCGATGGTGACACAACTTCAATTTTCTTTCCCGTCGAACCTTCACGGCCTAAGTGTATCCCCTGCTCAAAATTATCCGGGCAAGACACAAAGGGCTGACTGGCCACCGTCGTTAATTCGGTCCGAGACATCCTAAAATTCCACCAATGCGCCACCCAAACCTTCTCGAAAGCTGCCTCGATTGCCGGATCAAGTACCCCATCTAAATTCGGCTTCTGCATTCCCTCCGGCGGGGTCAAGGCAACCAGAAATTCCTTTAACTCATCTTGTGTCATCACTTTAGTGCCCTCCGGGGGAATCGCACCCCCGGAAGGACTTAGTTTAGGCGAAATACGTGAACAAAGCCACGCACCAGTTCGCGTTTAACGGTTTGATCTTCCAGATGATTTTCCAAGCCATCGTGGCAAAAGATTCGGTCGGGTTAGCGACTCCACCCGTGTCCAGGCCCTTAAAAATCAACTTCGGATCGTTTAACCCACTGCCGCCGATTGTCACCTTCCCAAACGAGTTGGTCCCCATGATTAACGTAGTGCGCATCTCTCCAGTGGAGAACGAAATCGCGTTGGCCGTACTCGCTACAATCGGGTAGCGGGCAGTAATGTTTGACTCATAAAACGAAATACCAGCCCAGGTGCCGACATATCCGCCTTCACCCTTTTCTACCCGAACTTGCGTCATCTGGCTGACCCAGGTAGTATCAATGGTCATCAATTGCGTAACAACCTCAGGGGGAATAATGGCATGATACGTCCCATCAGGAAACCGCTTGGCCTTATTCTTCTGCAAAATTTCCTTGGCCTTCAACAGAATCCCGGTGTTGATCGTGTCGTTAGCATCCAATGGCCGCCCAGTATGATTCGGGATAGCAATAGTGATATTTGTAATCGCCCCGACCTCACTGGTCAATGCTTCCGCTGCCGCCGGAGTAAACAAGAAAGACGGCACCCCAGCGCCACCACCATCAGAGTCATACGATGTAATACGAAAAGCCGACCCATATCCTCGACCCTTGGCAACACAGCCAAATCCACCAATTAACACGTCATTGGATAAATTGGCTTCAATCAGCGAGGCCAAGTTAGTCGACTTAAACGTCGTAGTCGTTCCGGTTAACGTCGCCGCTACATTCTCCTGATAGAACGAAGCAACCATAATTCCAGTTGTTGCATTGTAGGCATTACGAGGCAACGGCCAACAGCCGGATTCAGCCATCAGCTTAACCGTTTCTTGTTCGACCGATTCCCCACCTTGCTCAGAGAGAACCTCGATGCCTTTCGTCATCCCGCCATCTCGACCGGAATACCACAGCAATTCCGAAAAAGTAACAACAGAATCCCAAATCTCGACTTGAGCTGTTACCGTCATCGCCTTCAAGGCTTGCGCGGTATAGGTGGTCTTACCTTCAGAACGCCCGGCGGTCTTACGAGCAAGCGGATGATACCTGAACCAATCCACGGTGGAACCGGCATTCATCGGTATTGATTCACCTAACTGAGCTGAACCGTGATTATAGAGCACCGTAGGATCGAAAAAGTGCTCCAAAAACACAGACTCGTAAAAAATCTTGTCTGCCTCAGTCAGCGTGGTTTTTAACAGTGTTGCGGCTTGACCCATAGACAATCACCTCCAGTTGTCGTTGTCTATGCGTGAGCGCCGCGCTAATCTAAGCCGTACCGAAATTCTTGCGAATCTTCTCAAATTCCACGTCGTACTTACTCGCAATTTGTTTCTTTTCGGCTATGTCCCCCTTGGCTGCCGCCAATTCAGCTTTCATTTTTTCTGTAGCCTCAGCGATCTTGGTCTCATAATCCTGACCAGCACCGGCAAAGCCGGGCGGCACCCCGGAAGCACCTGTCGCAACGTGCGCTCCACGCGGTAAATGGTGTCCGCCCGCTTCTTCGGGTGCCCCGGAGGGCGAGCCAGCGTTCGCCCGAGCCTGCTTCATCGCCAGATTAAGCTGGACCCGAGAATCACTGACCATCATCACATCAGGATCGGATGCGATAATTTCTTCCACTTCATCCCTGAGTTTCTCGTAATCAGGATTGCGGATTAGCCAAAGCTCCATACTATTTTTGGCTCCATCTCGCTTCAATTCCTGATTTTCACGCGCCATCTTTTGCATCTTGGGGTCGTCCGGAAACTCCGCATTGATGCTCTCATCTTCTTCCTTGGTGTGTTTTTCCCTTAAGGCCCGCTCTAACTTACGCTCTTTGCGATCTTGAGCCTTGATCTTTCTTTTGGAAGAACCGAGTTCTTCAGCCAACGCTTCTGGAGTCCGATACTTCTCCGGGTCCAATCCCTGTGCCTTTAACAACGCCTGAAATTCAACGGATTGCGTATTGGACTGTGTTTCTGTCATGTTTCCTCTAATTTCCGTAATCCTGCCTATGTCTCGGCGGGATTGTTATTTTTCTTTGGTCAGAGTCCACCAGCGGATACAACTCATCATAAACTATTTCATAAATCTCAATCCGATGAGCCATGTGTATCACCTTCTCCATATTCCCTGATAACGCATACCGATACAGCGCATCTTTGGTTTCCCAAATAAATTTATGCGCCGCTTCTTCCGATTTCGACAACCGATCCACGCTCATAACGAGAACCCCGGCCACTGTTTCTTCAGCAATTCGTTCATACGCTCTTTGTACTTTTTGGGATCGAGATTGTCAAGATACCACCCCCTCGTTTTTTCAGAAACTTCCAACCTGCATTTCTTTATTTTCTCAGAAATATGTTTAGCATCCTGCTTGCCACTGCCGATTTTCTCATTATCAAAAACGGCTGGCCATTCCGGCATATCATGACAGGTTAACACCGGACGACCAGCCATCAGAAAATCACCCGCACCACCAGACAGCCCCTCATGGCGCGTCAAGCGCAGAGAGTACCATGATTGCGCAATAATTTCTTTATATTCCCCAAACGAGCAAGCGTACTTATATTGCGCGTTCGGAACCCCCGATTCATCGACAACACCCTTTGGCCCTACCGGAAGCATCCAGTGATAGAAAATAAATGTCGCCTCCGGCATTAACCGTGCCACTTCCAGGCAAACATCATACCGATACATATCCAGATTATAGGTCGGCATATAGACAGCGATGGTAAATTTATGCGGCATTGGTTGCAAGTCAAACAATTCCCGCGCTGGAGTGGGCAGTGGATCGGTCGCATCGATCCCCAGCAACTTATCCAACTCATACTTTTGCTTGGTCGAAACCGGGACGTGCATAAAACGATCCGTACGCAGATCGCGAAACATCTGCGGCTCATAGTGGCCTGCCCTGGCCCGCCACTTGGCGCACTCTAAAATATCGGAACCCGCCCAAAGAATAACGATCTTCTCCGCTTTCTTGCAACGCTCATTATATTTATAGCTCAGATCGCCGGTAATCCGCTGCATCCGACTCAAAGCACAATAATCAGGAACAAACCAGCCCTTAACAAACAAAACTTCTGGATTTGATCCCTCCTCGGGTCGCAAGGCATTGCCCCAAAGTTTTTTAAAACCAAAGAGCGTATACCAATCAACCCCCAGTGCAGGAGCCAAATTGTTAATCGCCAGATGTTCACAGCCATCCGATGTTATCGCTGCCTTCACAAAACCCCCTTATGGCGTGGCTTCAAATGCCAGTATGCTTACCGCTGCTGGACTCTCAAAAGCCTCAACGGTTACATCGTCACCATTGGCCCAGGCAAAAGTAGCGCCATTGCCAGAATTCCACTGGAACGAAGCATCACCCACAGTTATGTCCAGCACTTCAGTACCATCAATTGAAATTAGTACCCTGGATCGCTTCACGACGGCATCTTGCTTAGTAACAACAATACTACTGACAAAACGAGTTGCCCCACCCCCATTATTTATCGTCGTCGTCGTTCCCGGTATAACCTTACTCTTGGCGGCATAAAGCGTTGTGACAATTGGACTTGTTTCTGTTGAAGCCATTTATGCTACCCTCGTTTCTTTTTCTTTTCCCGCCACTTGCTGTAGGCTACCGCCACCCGCTGCTTCGAGTCTGGGTAATCCCGCTTCGCTTCTTTGCTCGACATGAACCGGGACACGAATTGTTTCCTTGTCTCCCTCGCCTTCGGCTGCGGCATGGGTCATCATCTCCTTTTCCTCGCGCTCAAGCTCCTCACGCTGACGTTCGTTTTGCTTATGTAATTCAACGACATCCTGCACCGACTTCTCGTTAATCCCAGCATTGTTCAGCGCATGAATCTCCGCCATCCAATGATTCGGACTTTGATTGCAATGCTGAATGTAACGCCCAATACTAATCGCCTGCATCTCATAATGATCGAAAACAACGCCGAGGTGAATCGCTGAACCAAGCCCAAAGCGATGCGCGTCAACACACAACCGAATATCAGGACCATAGTTACCAAGGTCTTCCAAATTAACTCCGGCATCAAACCACGGATAAGGCACAGCATCGAAAACTGAGCGATGATATAGGCAAAAACCCGACCCACAGGCAATGTCCATACCACCACCGGCACCACCGTAAGGCTTATCGATTACCGCTCCGGCCATACATTGCGTTTCATTAAAGTCAAGACCAGGTCGAAAAGGCATCCAGTTAAATCCCGTTTCGTCACGCCGATAAGCAATGGGTCGCCAGGGCTTTGACCGCGAGGGGCAAATCCCAGAAATGATCGGGCGAATCACCTTGCCGTCCTTATCCATAGCAGCATCCAAAAGCATACATAGGGAGGCGGGATGAAAATCGTGATCCGAACCAACAGTCAACAACCACTCACCGACCATCGCATTAGCCAGTGCCGTATGGTTACGCGCTACGTGAAGGCCACGCCCGACATCCTTAGGGATTATCTGCACCCGAACATCGCGATCCTCACTGAACTTCACCAGTTCATTGAGTGCACTTTTGCATACTGGCATAACGTCAACTTCAAAGCCAGAAAAGCGCGGTAATGGAATGCCGATGGAAACATTGTGCTTCCAGACTTTAAGCTTTAGTTTTCTTTTTCCAATACCCGGCTCTATTGTCTTCTTTTTTCCCAATCTTCTCCTCCGCTTTTGGTTTCGGCTCCTCCGCCGCCTTCGGTTCCCTTACCAGGAATGGACCAAGTGAATCCTTGAAATACTTGGCCAACATACCATCCCACCGCCGCCGCTCAAATGTACCACCAACAATATTATGAAACTCATTCATAAATGAGGCAGCGGTTTCATCACAGGTTTTCTCAAATTTAACCTTGTCCATTTTCGACCCCCGCAATACGCAATATGCGTTTAACTAACTCTTTATCTTTCCACCTGCCACCCTTGAAATGAAAACCGTAAATTGGAATATCGTCCTCAACACGCTTAGCGATGTCTTCTTCCCAAGCGTCAATATTGTCACATTCACTTAATATTTGCATATAGTCAAGAGGTAAGACTATATCCTTAAACTCCTCATTATATCCGATCAACAAGGTGTATGACAGTTGATCGTAGGCTTGTTTACCCTGCGTCGTCATAACACCACAGTGACACAATGAATTAGACAAGTAAGCCCATAGACGAATAAATTCTACCATCTCGGAGGTGTTTATGCCAAAAAAGTGATTTGTCGGGAACTTGCCGCAGGGACCAAGACGAATACCACCAAGGCATTTCTTTTGTTCATACAAAGCGCGAAACCATGCCGAAACATTTTTAACGATCAAGCAATCAGTACCGATAAAAAAGAACTTTTGATCGGGAGATGCCTGCAAATTATAGTGTTCCAATGCCCGAGGCAACCGTCCAACATTTACCACCCAATCATTGCTGGACTTAAATACAGGCCGATAAGAAATAAGTACATCGGTTTTAATCTCGATCTCCGGGCGATTCCAAATACCATCAGTATAGACAACCACCTTTTCACAACCGGATTTATTGACCCACCCCGGCAGACAAAAACGAAGACTGTCCGCGTAATTCTCGGAACAATATGTCACAATGTCAAAACCCATTACACTACCTTAGCTAATGCCAATATTTCCTTGACCAGTTTCTCGTCTTTCCAACGTCCACCCTTAAAATGCAAACCGTAAACCCCTTCACCAAGTCGACCAACCGAAGATTTCCAATTATCGAGATCATCCGTCTCATTCATTAAAACTTTATCTTTTAGCCCAAATACCTCGGGCAAATAAACCGAGAGAACAAGGAAATCAAATGAAATTTGGTCATAGGCGACATAACCTTCCATTGTACCAATATTACACTCCTGCATACACGCACTTAAAGGCATCCAGGCATCAACCATCTCCCGACAGCGATCATTGACTATGGCAAAAAATATATTAGGAATTGTTTTTTTAAGACTGTCAAGTCGGTACAAACCCAACCATCGCTTATTAGACATTTCATCAAATACCATCGAAACATCGCGGACAAAGATACAATCAGCACCATTAAGAACAAATTTCTGACCCTCCTTTGCCCGATGAACATAATCATTAGCGGTCAAAGGCAAGCGCCCTACATTCTCCAGCCAATCCGAAGATTTATTAAAGTGAGGCCGATACTCCACCGGAATTGACATTTGCACATCGGGTCGATGAGAATAATCACCAGAATCTTCATCAGTATAAATAATAACCCGCTCTGCCCCGGAATAGTTTCCAACCCACGGCAGACAAAACTTCAAAGCATCCATATAATTCTGAGAACAGTACATGACCAAATCAAACATCTTCTTTTATCTCCGTGATATGAAAGCGCACCCCATCGAGCAAGATATAGGGTGTCTGGAATTTGGGAAAGATCATCGCCCGGAGCCAGTCGGCGGCACCTTTGTCGTCAACGAAATCCTCAAACTTAAATTCGTTTTTAGAAAAGTCCAGGTCGTCCTTGGTGTAGTACCTGGCCTCCCCCTTGTCTTGAGCTTTCGCGACAAGTTTGTTTTCGCGAATGCGCGGCCACAACGCCTTAAACATATCAACAGCCATTTTACAAACTGCGCGATAAACATCGGCGGCAGTGTCGATAGAACGGGGCGAATAAGGACAAAAAGCAATTATCCCGCCGGTATCAATTCCCTCATCCATGTAATGCAATGTCGCGCAAATTTCTTCTTCCCCGTTAATCATCGCATGAGCAATGGGAGCCATACCCCGATAATTAGGCAACAAGCCGAAATGCAGGTTGATACAACCCTTCGGCGGAATTTTGACAACTTCCGGCTTCAGAATTTTATGATACTGAAAGGAAAGGATATAATCCGGGGCCAATTCCTTGATGTAATCGACACATAGATTAATATCTTCGGTGATGACCTCCTTAATTCCCAACCATTCAGCAAAATGAGGAATTTCCCGTTCTTCCTTACTGGTAAAAACCACCGGGACATGAACACCATTGCCCCGCAAATAGAGCAATAACTCCCGACAAACATCACCTTTCCCAGCCACAATTACCTTCATCGCATCCCCGCTCGACGACCACTCTGCGAACGAACCATTTCAGCAAACCTGTTCGGCGCAGCCTGACGGTTCTCACTACGCCCTGGAGCTGCCTGTCCACGCGGACCACCCTGACCACCCTGACCACCCTCAACCTGCTCCTGTCCCACATATGGGGTATCCAGTATTGCCTGAATTTTATCCATATTCCGATATTGCATTTCCTCGAAGAACTGCTTCATTAATTCATCGACAATCTTGGCATATTTCCCGCTGGCATCCATCCCAACCAACGGAATAGTATTGCGAATGCCCAACTGGAGCCGGTTAAGCACCAACTCCGTGTCCGCCTCACGCTTAGAGGCCATGCAAATATAATTCGGATCGATAACCAATTGCGCTGGCGTAATCTGGGGATAATAAACCGCGTCCTTATCCAGTATTTCAAAAAACCGCTCGGGATCGAGGAACTGCCGATCAAGATGATGAATCTTCCGCGAAGCCGGAATAATGCCGGTATCCTCGATATTCATCAACGGCAGAATAAACCGCTGAGCAATATTCTGACTGATCTGAGCAGTCTCAAAAGCCGTCTGCTCACCAGAAGGTGAAGCCCCAGCCTTAATATCTTTGGCGGCGCTACCGGAACGGACCCGCTCCATCGCAAAACCCATCAAATTTATTACATCATTCCGCGCCGGGGCCTGCCGAACCTCCTTAACCGCGTTGTCAAGGTCAAACTTCTGCTTAATCAATAAATTACCACCCGGCGGATTATCAAGCTCCTGCGGATAATACAGGGCATCCAATTTGACCATCCGCAAACCCCGAATAGCCTGTGCTGCCTGAGTCAAAGCCATGTTAAACATCACGTTAGCCGCGTGAAGCTGAGGCATATTCTTTTGGAGCACCCCCTGACCGTAACCCTGACCAGGAACCCAATCCATCCGAGTCATAATCATCGAATTCTCACGGCTCCAGAAAGGCGTCGGCTCAACCCGGACACAAACACCATTGGCTGCAGTAATAATCGAAGGCACAGGCATTGAGGTTGGCGTGGGCCGAAATAAACCCTCCCACTCCACCGTCATAATCCCATCCTGATCCATTCGACTATCATTAGTGAATCCCAACTCTTCCCGCTGCTCCGACTCAAAAGAACGATTCTGCACCGCACTCTTAACTACCTGCGGCAACTCCTTGAATTCCACAATCTTAGCTACTTGGCCGGGAAAATAAAGCGACGGCTGACCGTCCTCACGAGTCTTAGAATTCTGAATAAAATGATCGATGGAATTCCAGGAAACCCGACACTTCGGATAATCATCCTCAATATCCTGAAATCGAGGATCGGGGTAAAAATCAAAAATGAACCAGTTAGTCATCCAACCACCACGATAACCCAACTTATTCTCAAAACCAGCATAGCCGCCCTTGGAATCAGTAACCGGCGTATGAATCATCCGTTCAGCCATATGAACTACTGCCGGACCATTACCATAAATCACCGTAGACTTAATATTGTTATACCACTTTTGTCGCCCCTTCATATAATCCCAATTATACTGAACAACTCCCTCCACCGCTCGGGCACCATCAATTTCATTGGGGGTACGCGGTTCCATATTGCACAATGGACGACTCTTGAATGTCCGCGCCATCATCTCGGCAGTAGTAATGTCAGCAATCTCCATCCCCTGCCCGGTCGGCACCTGTGAACCGTATGTCGTTGAAAGGTTTAGCTTTTGATTGGTGTAAATGCGGAAACAGTCGCCCCAAAGTTCCCTGATCGGGATAAAAGCATTGGCGGAAAGGACTAAAGTGTAAAGCGCCTGCCCGGATGCGCGACCTAAAAGCGTGTCATCAATATCAAAGGTATGTGGTTCGCCGATGTAAAGACTGCCTTCAGCCTGATCTAACATTTATACCCCCTCTAACACCTTGAAGGGCATACAAATAACCCTTTCCGATAATTTATACGATATTATGTAAACATTTGTCAAGAAAAAAATTCAGAATCTATTCAAGTTATTGCGCCGCAATGAGTAAGGAAGGACATAGGGTAAAGACGTTGAACAACAAGAAGATACGCGCTTCTCTGAATAAGGCACAGTCATCCTCTTAGGTCTATGTCGGACAGGGACTTGCGGAATTTCATTTTTAAACTCTTTTTCAATTTTTTCGTCAAAATTCTGACCGTGAAATAACTCTTTCCAGTTCATTGGGTTATACCTTCCATCAGAAACTCGGTGCACCCCAGTTATCCTGCTGGGGTGGACGCTGTTGACGACTGCGGTATAACAGTTCAGCATTATCCGTCTCGGCAGCTTCTTCTTTTTGCTTTCGCGCCCGAAGAAAAGCGTGACAGAGAGCATCAGCGGGATGCGAGTAAATATTTTTAACCATACTATCCGAATAAGTACCGTCATGATGACTGCCAAAAACACAATGACCGGAGAGGCCGTCAATCAAGATCGTCGTCCCCACCCGAACCTGAGTGTCCGGCAGGAGACGACAGATAACATGAGTATCAGTTCTTTGAACCAGAAACGGCTCTTGACTATCCGAGTCAGCCGGACTCAGCAACATCTCTCGACGCAACAAATCCTGCATATCGCGAGGATCGACATACTGCCAATCCACGTCAAGATTATGTTTATTTTCCATATAATCTTTCGGCGTTTCCGATTGAGTATTGCGGTCGATCATACCACCCTGCGGATTCCGCCAAGCCCCCTGCGGATCGATTCCCTCCATCCACATCGCACCCGGCCAGCGCTGCTTACAATGCTTAATTACTTCATCGCAAAACACCAGAAAATCAATATCATAACCCAAAAACGTCTCAATGATCTGAAAACTCTTAAAAGTCGAATTGTCATAACAAACGACAACCGCCGGGTAATGTCGGCCAAAGTCCCAACCACGATACAGAAGCGGTCGCGGTGGCACCTGACAGACACCGATATGTCGTCCATCGCGAAAATTGGGGAACACCCTTTTACCTTTAGGACTGGCAAAACTGATCTCCTGCTCCTGTAACCAATCCGCATCAGTCATCCCCCGCTTCGTTTTAGCTTTCCAGCGTTTACCAAACTCCCGCAACACACCACCGCACTTCGGACATTTCTTTCCGCTCGCCCCACGAATATCCCGATGATAACCACAATCCTTGCAAACCACACGATTGGGGTCTCTATACTTATCCACCGTATAATGCACCCTACAAACAGTATAACCATTATCCGAGTTTTCCCAAATCTTGAGTCCACGCATTATTTCAGGAACTACCGCTCCTTTGTCAGTAACGGAATCCGCCGTTTCCTCACGATCATTAACCCGATAATAAAAATGGTTCTTGCCATTCGGCGAAGATACATCATAAACCGCCCCAATCTCACCTAAAGCAGAGATGAGCGCCCGATGTCCTTCCGGTGACTTCGGCGAAAAAGCATCCTCATCATAAACAACATAAGTCGCAGTATTCATGCGAATCTCATCCGGGTCTTGTGATAAGCCCTCGATAATGCTCATCTTATCGCGAGCACCCTTCTTAAGCTCATCTAACGGCGGATAGAAAGGAAAGGTATTAGAAGTACCGATATCCCCCCGGACCCGCTGGGTTGTATGAATTTCATTAAGCGCTCCCACACTAAAACCCTGGCAACGGTAAATAAACTTGGCCCGATCAACCAACTTAGAGGCATGACTCTTTTTCAGTGAAATATAAAATGTCCAAATATTACGATGGAACTGCGTCGCCCATAAAGTATAAGCTACCACCAGCCAGGACAACATCAGCTGCCGTGACTTAGGGGCGATAACACGAGTACAAGTATGGAGCTTTTCAGCGATTGCATAAAGATACGGCTGATCTTTTTCTTTAGGAAAAGGCCGTGACCGCAAATCGGGGCGATGCTGATCCTGGGTCCGACAACGAGTTTCAAGCCAATAATACGGATCATCCATACACCGACCGAGTTCCTTCTCCTCAAGACTCAAGACTCCTCCTCAAGCTCAATATTCTCATCTCCGTCGGGATCGAGATTATGAAAGTCCAACTTGGGCCGCTTGGATATTTTGCTTATTTTGCCCATTTTTTCCTTAAGATCATGCTTGTCAGACTTCTCCGGTTTTTCGGGAACATCATCAAGTTTAAGCATTTTTCTCATTTCAACCTTATTATCACTGTAGGCAACCTTGAAGACCTCCAACGCAATTTTATCATCACCGGCAGCAATCTTCATCAGCAAATGCTTGGTCGCAACCACCGCCAAAACACGAAGATAACCGGCTATCCGAATCGGGTCTTTGCGACGCATCGCCGCATGATCGACCTTAGCGTTAGACCTTGTTTCCGACTCAACCTTCTTCAGTATCTTAATTACAGTAGTTGGATCATCGAGGTCAATATCCCAAATACCTTTTGGCATACTCCGAAATAATAAATCTTCGTCATCGGAAATTGATTTACGACCCATCTTATCAGACCTCCCTGCCATCCAGGTCATACACAACGTAACCGCCGGAACCATATTGCTCTTGCCATCCCCTAATAAGTTTCACCTTTTCTTTAGGCACAAGAACATGATAATTGCCATCCTCAAACGTGGGAACTTTATTTTTCCTTAAGAGCTCCACGGCTTTTTGTAACATATCAGACATCAGAACATCGGATGGTGCCCCTACAGATATGCCCTCAGCAAAGATCGTTGGAGCCACGACACAACCAATAGCCAAAATCGAGGCAGTACGCAAAAATGAACGACGGTCAGACATTTACTTCCTCCCCTCTCCTTAAAACGTCACAAATTAACCATTTGTCAAGAAAAAAATGAGTTTATTGTAAAAAAGTCTTACTTTTTACAATAAAATGACGTTTATACTTAAACGGAGGGATTATGAAAAAGGGATCAAAGTATTGGCGCGATTTATTCAAGAAAGAAAACGATGAATGTTACCACCTCCGCACCAAGAATAGGCAACTGGAATCGGAAAACAACCAACGAAAAGACGTAATTCATGATTTCTGCAAGTACAGTATGAAAATGGGAGATAGACCCTGGGATGCATTGGCAATGGATAACACCCTCCTCCGCACCGAAAACGAGCGGCTGAAGGAAAAGATGGTAAATGTTAATCGTAATGCCAGTCTGAATTACGATGTTGTCAAAATAGCCGAGGGAAAACTTGCAGAGGCCGAATCCCAATTGCGGGACATGGAGAAAGTTGCAGCCGCTTGGCACAAAAGGAGATGGGATGTTGCGGAGCATAAGGACAAATATATCGCAACCCTCCAATCCCGCCTGCGAGACATACATAAACTCACCAACAAGCTGATGCCGATTGTTTGGGATATGCCCGTGATTCGTGAAATTGCAAATTTGTCCTATCCCGCTGAACCCGCCGAGAAGGATAGCTATTGTCTCAATCATCTATGGGAGTACGATAAGGAGAGCAGTGGCTATGTTTGTGTGAAATGTAATGATTTCATGGACCCACCCGCCGAGAAGGCTTGTGTTGCAACTACCGAAGAATCTGCGTCACAAGAAGGTTTGAGTCGCACAGACGAGACACAAACCCTCAAGCCGTGCAAAAAGTGCGGGAGTTCCGATGGTACGACTTATGAAATAGGGGAGGTATGTGACAGCCGTAGTGGGGCATTTCACATTGTATATCAGCGAAAATGCTCATGTGGTCACAGCGGCCCCAGGGAGGCGACCCGGGAAGCCGCAAATAAAGCATGGGATGAAGAACGACCGGACGAAGACACCCTCAAGCCATGCCCGAGTTGTGGGAGTACCAATATTACTGAGCATTATTGCCTATGTCCAGGTGCAAAGGAATGGGATGTTCGTTTTGCATGTGAATGTGGAGTAAGTGGTCCGTGGAAAAAGGGTAAGACAGGCGAATTGGTTGCCCGTCCCGCCCATAAGGGCTGGAATGCGATGCCGAAGAATAGTGATAACAGCAAACCTGCGCCCTTTAATTTAAAACCATGCCCTCGGCATTGTGACGGCGGGCGACTGCGAATAGGTAGCAGACATCCCGATGGATGCTCTGAAGACAGGGAAGCTATCAGCCCATACGTTTACTGCGCAAATTGTGGATTGAGAGGGCCGGAGGGTTTAAACGAACAAATAGCCTGTGATATTTGGGATAAGCTGCCGAGGAAGGATACCGTTGTCTGGGAAGCCGCCTGGGGCGACGACCACAAGATCGTCCGAGCCGTAAAAGAGTTGTTCGATGATATGTGGATATTTTACAAACCAGATGTCCATCCTAAGCAATATCCACTAACTCGATTAACTGCGGCTGAAACGAGAAAATATGGCACTAATTGCTATACCAGTGTCGAGGAGTTGATGAAATGAAAAAATGTGCCCTAATTCCACTGGAGGGGCCAGTTCTAAAACTCCTCGAAAAAGAAATCCTCTGTGAGAATTGCCAGTTTTGGCAGAACATTGACCACCGAGGGTTCATGGGCGAATGCCGAAAGAATTCCCCAGTCAGAGCCCCGGAATACCAGTCAGGCTTTCCACGGGCCTACTTCAGGCATTGGTGCGGAGAACATAAATTCTCCGACGAGGCAATCAGTCAATGGGAAAAAGAAGAACAGGCAATATTAGATGACGTTTCACGTGAAACATAAAAAAATAGAAAAAAATTCCAAGAAGGAAAAGCCGGGAAAATTTAGTGTGTATGTACAAGAGGGGGAAAAATGGAAATCGACCGCTATGACGTAGAAAAATGGGCCTGGATAATAGGGGGAGTCATCGTTGTGCCTTGGATAGCCGGAGCTCTCCTTTATTACATTGCCATTGTCGCCAAAGAGGTTAATAAGTGGCTCCCTACTTAAAAAATTAAAGAAATAAATTCAGAAAATTAGATGTGTGTATACGAGAGGAGGAGAAATGAAGTGCAATATCGGAGAATTTGTCGTCGTCGGCTTCAGGAATCATCGAGGAGTATGGCATGCCGTCAAACTCACAGACGGGTATTGGATGCTACCGGGAGGGCAACCCTCCTTGAAAAATATTCGCGTAAGTTCAACCTGCCAAAGAACATGGGCATACGTCAATAAAATGGAAATTGGCTGCATGTCCTCTATCACTTGTAAAAATTGTAAAAAAATTCTTAATCGTAAATGGTTCAAAAATTATCCTAAATTATTAGATGATTAATTTGGTGTGTGTGCACGAGAGGCTATATGTGTGAGTGCCTTACTTCATATATATTACAGGGTCCCTCGCCCCCTTGCCCGAACAAATAACAAGGTATGACAGGGTGGTATGCCATAATGGCAGGGTGGCCGATAGGTGGCCGAACATCCGGCCTAATTGACTAAACAATGAGGTGTCCGATATCGGACAGTTTACTAATTGAGCTAACTCGCGTAATTCTGCGAATATAATCAAAGGTTATACAGTTTAATGGGTTAGCTCAACAAACTACTTTAGTGATTACTGGAATACGTATGAATTACGTATGTACGATAACGGACAGTTATCCCATTTATTCGCGTATTCCCGCGACTTTGTACCAACGACTTACACTATGACCAATTCCCTACAATTGCCCCTTTATTTGCCTATATTGTGGGAACACATCATCAATTCACCTGTTTTTTACCCCCGAACATGGGCAGCCCCCCCACCTGGCCCCCCTCTTGCTGCCTTGTTTTTCCGCTTTCACTCTTTGATACTTTCAAACGTTCTAATTTCCCATCCTTTTCCGCTTGCACATACTCATAGAATTGCTTTAATCTATCATCCATGTTTCGTCTCCTTTACCTTCCCCAAAAGTATGCAAACCTTTGCACATAAGACAAAAAACCGGCAAGAACTTCCTAACAGGACAAAAAAGGTCTTCGCTGTGATAGATAAAGATAGAGAGAGAAAAGACCCCCATAAGCATCACTGTCAAGTTCATGATCCTTGAGTTATACTATGTAAGCTAACTCAAGACAAATATTAACTAACTACTATGTTTTTACAAGTGATACGTGTCAAAACTGGTTTTGTAAGTCAATTTGATTTGTTTTTGGCTTTTTGTCTTATTAGAGATTCTTTTTTCTTTTTGTTCTTGCTTTGCTTTAATTTTACGCGGCGCTTGTGAATTAAATAACTTGCTCCCGTATCTCGGTATTTGATAACAGCTTACCCCACTGTTTGCATTTATTTTGCTGTTTTGCCATTTATTTTCAAATATCATTCAACAAACTACATTTAATGCCGTATACATTAATAGAGCGGGTCAATGAAGGCTCGCCAAATAAGAGGTTGCGCAATGAATTTCAAATCGTTTGGAAACCTGCGGCGGCATCTGGCCAGCAAAATGATGTTTACCGATGCCGAATTGCGGGAAATTATGCGTTGCTGTGGTCGGGCAACGGTAGGTAATGCCGTAATTGCTTGTGAGATTTTGGGCATTGAATTGATCGGCAGTGACGTTGACTTGATGTATAACTGTAAGTAAACCAAGAGGTTGCGCACATGAATTATCCAATCAATCAACTAATCCAAACGCCTAAGGGCGGATGGATATTTGTCGGTCGGACATTCGTTCGACTATGCTACACTCAGATTGACGGTCAGCCGTTGACTGACGAACAATGCGGGAACATTATCCATGTTGGCCCCGGCCTGTATTTAGGGGACACGATCCGGGCCATTTCCTACAAAACCAAGCAAGCGGCCATCGATGCCGCTAACGAATTGGACGTTGAATATAGTCTTTAACCGTATCACAATTAAGGGGTTGCACACATGAGACTTAAATTCACCGTAGAACTTGAAGCGGACGAGTTAGACCTCGACCTAACTGACGCTGAAAAGCGAGAAATTGCCGATTTAATAGCCCATCATCTTGAGGATTCCCGCAGTTCATTACAGGTTTTTCGCCAGATGAAAATGGGCGGAGTATCTTATGGCCCAAACGTAACAACATTTTGGGAAAACGGCTATTCTGTCGATGCCGAAATTATTAACTAACCGTATCAAATTTAAGGGGTTGCGCAAAATGAATACCAAAGGAAATACTCCTGAACATTGCTGGGAATGTGAGCAATTCAAGGATTGCAAACAAGCCCAAAATATGACCGCTGATACCAAAGCGGTTAATGGATTGGTCGTCTTTATCGACAATGACAGTGAACATTATTGCGATAATTGTACGCCAGACAAAGAAACTGCCTCATATCCAATTGGTGAATCGGACACGCCGGAACATTGTTGTGATTGCGGCGTACCACTTGACCACCAATTAACCGATTATGGTGTTGAATACGTCAAGGAAGAATTGGCCTTTAATAGTGGCGGTTGCTGCCGGGAATTGTGGCCCGTTGTCTGGGCTGAGTATTTGAGTTAACCGTATCAAATTTAAGGGGTTGCGCAAAATGAATAAAAAACAAATCCTTTCCGTCCATCAACGCCGGAAACTATTTGCCGCCGCAGTTATTAAGGGTGAGCTTTGGGCGTTTACGGGATGGGAAATTGAGGATGTCCGGGTGGCTGTCCATAACCTTAAGGGCCAAGACTGGGACAATACCCGTTGCCTTGAATTTTTATGGAAACATGAAGAAACGATCCTCGATACTATGATTTTAGCCGGGAACGAAATGATTGAAGGATTGATTTCCGAAGAAATAGATTGACCGTCATGGTTGCGCACACTAAAAATTACCCGGTCGGGTCGGTCATAGATTCCGCGCTCTTTGCGGAACGCCAGGTTAGGCGCAACCGCCTGGCGATCCAATGTCGGCCCGGTCGGGGTTAAATTGGAGGATAAAATGCTGGTAAAAGAATCGCCTAAGTACGATGTCGAATTTCCCGAGGATTTTGGGTTATGGGCATCAATCGACAACGTGGGTCTCGATGTTGTGTGTACTGAAATAGTGGAGGAAATTAGGGCCGATCTAAAAACAATTGACAGGAATTTAGCACCAGGGCTGCGGTCGGCATTAAACAAAATAGCCAATATCGCCCGAATATAACCGCCCGGTCGGGGTTAAATTGGAGGTAGAAATGAGACAAGTTTCCCACATAACATGGTTTGAGGAACCGCTTTGTGAATGCTGGTATATGGGCTTTCGGTTGCGAATGAAAAAAATAGGTCTAAAGATACAATGTGAATTTGTGTCTTTTGCGGCAGCCACAAGATATGCGAACGACATGAAACGCGGTGGATTTACCGCTGTCAAGGTTATGAAGGGTGAATGCCCGTCACATTAACCACTCAGCGGCCCCGGCCGCATTGGAGGAAATGATGCCAAATAGTTATCCAAATACTAAGTGCAGCAATTGTGGAGTTGAAGGCGAAACCACGCAAGTTATGCCGTATGGCCAGGTTTGCGGATATTGTGTTGTGTTGATCGGCAAAGGCTCTTTTGATGCAAAAGAGGCAAAACGACAATACAACCGCCAGCTTAAAAAGGCCGGAGTTACCCAGGCCGATCTTGACTTTGTTCGCAAAATAGATAGGAAAATCAGAAAATCTTTACAATAACCGCCTCACGTGGACAGGAAAGAGGTTGCGTAATGACTAAGCGACAATTAGCACTCGAAACAATTCGCATTGAGTGGGCCTTGAACGGTAAAGATACCCAACAAAGTATTCGCGCCTTTGTCGAAAATCGAATTAGTATGGAGGCCAGAAATAAAGTGGCAGCCATAGGGTTAAAGCAATATTACTTTAAAAACCGTTTCAAGATAAAACAGGAGGCCTAAATGTGCATCCACGGTAACGCCCCGGTACACAAGGGGCAAAAGACCAAAAAGGAACTGATTGAATTTATCGGTTACGAAAAACGCGGCGGCAATAACGTGGCTATGTTTAAGTCGGGCTTCAACAATAGTTTTTGCTTAGATAAGAGAAGTTTGAAGCTGCGGATTAAAAATTTGAAAGCTGGCGGTTTCCCCAGTGATATTTCGGGGATAGCTCTCGAAAACTGGCCAAAGGAGACCACATGAACATCCATAAAGGTACGGACGGCAAAGACTTAGAGGCCCCGAAAGCAGGGTTAGAAGCCACCGAGCATACACCAGGGCCATTAGGAGTTATTAAAAGACCACTCAGCGCAAAAGCTACAACCAATATAAAGGGGTGGTATATGATTCACTCCTACGACAACAGATACCCCTTAGAAACAGATCAGCCAGTTATAGCCTTCACTATCAACAAAGCAGACGCCGACTTATTCGCCTCCGCCCCTGCCTTAGCCGCCGAGAATGTGGAAATGAAAGTTGAAATTGCCAGATTGCGTGGGGCTGGTCAAAACGCATATCGTGGTTGGCGTAAAGGTGATGACGTTATTGGGCCAATGAAGGAATTGGCTGTTGTTCTTAAAATGACACCGGGAACCATTACGGTCAACGATGCCCTCCTGACCGAGAATGCGCGGCTGAGAGATAAGCTCGAATGGTTCATTAATAAACTCACTGAGGAAATCGCGCTGTCTATTTGGTGGACTAAGCGGACGATACAAGTGGATGCCGAGAATGCGCGGCTTGTTCTGAGGAACGAAGGGCTGCGGAAGGCGTTGAGAGGACTAATTCAAGCCCTGCCAGTCTATCAGAGCACAGATGATGGCGGTGAACCCACGGGGAAATACTTTATCTGCGCCAACCAGGATATCGAAATCGACGAAATCCTTTACTCGGCGATAACTAAAGCTGATTCCACCCTCAGTGGCGGAAAGGAGCCGAAATGAAAATCAAGAGAATCATCGACCAAAACCGGCGTGATTTTACCGCTATCTATGAGTGTGAACACTGTGGTCATGAGCATGAGGACAGTGGCTACGATGATAGTTATTTCCATCAACAAGTGATTCCCAAAAAGAAATGCCCGAAATGTGGCAAATATGCACCGGAGGATTATCGACCCCTGACCACCAAATTTCCCGACGGCGAGCAACACTGATGAGTCACACCCTTGATCTAATCGCTTACCTGTTTTGCTGGCATACGCGCCCGATTCGCCGATTTCGTCGCTGGTTCGGCCGTAATTGGTGGAAATTGGCCGTCCTGTTCGCCTGGAGCGTGTTTATGTTTCATCTGGGCCGATTGTATGCCGTACCCGAGAAATGGCCGCTACCGTCAATTGAGCGGCATTCAGAGCTACGGAAGATGTTGTTTACCGATCAATTAAGCTGGGACGAATATTACCGGCTGACTACCGGGAATTGAGGAAAGTATGGCCTATTGGGATAGTAAAAAAGAAAGAATCGTCTATTTCCCCGACCAAGATTGTGAATTTCACTCTGGCTGGATAGAAGAAGATTGCGGATGCTGCGGTGGGATAGAATGGGGTGGAGAATCTCCCGTAGAATGCCGCGAATGTAATGGTGGTGGAATAATATATCGACATAAGAAATCGGGAGTTTACGCAATGTATCCAGGTGGGCCATTTCTTGGTCGGGTCGAAAAGTCCAAGCGATCCCCCGGCTGACTACCGGGAATTGAAAGGAGAGAGAAAATGGATAAAGCTGAGAAACTAAAGCATTGCTCAGGGTGCGAAGACAACTTCTATAACAGGAATAATAATCTTGGAGTATTGCAATGCTGGTGTTTGGATGATGCAAAGCTGGTACTAAAAAAACAGGTGCCAATTCACCAAGTGCCACCCTGGAACCAAAAAGCCGAAAAGTTTTTAAGTTGTTACCACCGTAAAGGTTTTGTTAATGTTGGGCCTGAGCAGACGTGTTGACCCCCACTTGCCCCTGGTTGGGATCAATCAGCGGAAGCAGGGCCAAGAGTGGCTACAGGTTCATAAGTTTTAATGAAGATGTTAGGCTTACAGGGGTAATGTTCACCAGCAACCCCAGTAATAATCCAATCACCCTGACATACGTGATAGCCACCCTCAAGAGTTCCTATCCATCCATGAGTATCTGATTCACACCCACATTCACCGCAAGTCCATATCTTCCCAAAATCATGAGGAAACTCCACTAATTCACAATCCATGCCCTGTACAATCGGCGACCACTGCACCGCTTCAATAACCACTGGCTTTTTCCGATACTTCGCCATCATTCACTTTCCCAAATAACCGTTATCTTCAAATTCACAATCTTCCCTCCTTCATTCCGCGCTTACCGTGCCATTGGACCAAACTATAAAACACGGTGAATTTATATGAAGTGAACCATAGCCGGGCTTCCCATATGCCCGATGCCACTCATCCAAAATGTACTTCATATCATTTTCGTGACCACGATAAAACTCAATACCAAACTTCACTTTTACCGGCCACGCTGCCCCGCTGCGGTTGTGCTCAGTTGGCATCGCGGCACTCCTATCCAAACAAAAACATGATAACCATCAATATGGCATAAATTACATAAATTATTCCGGCTATGCCAGCTACCAACGCTAACATCTCACCTACCTCATCCATCGCGGCGCTCCTACTCCTGCTCCTGCTCCCGCTCCTGCTCTCGCTCCTGTGATAAGTATACAAATAATGCCACAAAAAATAAGTCAAGTATAATTCCAAACCAATCCGATTGTACTAAGTCAACCATCGCCATTGCAATAAAAAAACCAGCCATAAGCGATCTCCATGACCGACCAAACCATTTATCACTGATTCTCCGCTCACTTCGCATCGCGGCCTCTGGGGTGAATGTGAGTCCAATAATGCCACATCCTTATAAGCCAATCTGTCACATAATTTCGACGATGAAATTCGGGAATATCTTTGTCTGGGATTTTACCGCTACAATTCATCATTCATCCTCCGGCGGGGCGGGTGTAAGACATCGCGGCGCTCCTCGAATAGATCATTAAATCGCATTCGACCATTAGTATTATATCTATCCCAATCAACTGGCTGAACACCATGTCGTTGATATTCAGCAACCGACTCGATCAAACGCTTTCGCAATTCAGACTTCATATATTGAAGTTCGCTGGAATGACACTGGGTCGTAAGAATGAATGGCGGCAAATTTCTATCGTGCTGGCCATTAATATTCCAATGAACACTAACAATAAAATAAAGTGGGTTTTCGTATAACCAGCACTTACCCAATATATGAGTTATTATTTGTTCACTTTGCATCGCGGCCTCCTTCATCCTTATGCCCCCTCTTGGCTTTTACTAATCGCTACGGATGGGAACGGAATTTGTCAAGTCTTTTTTCACTTTGGCGGCCATCTACGATTTATTTCGTTTTGGGCTATCAGAGTGCAAAGGATTCCCGCCCCGAGATAGGCCATTGCCAGAAGCGCCAACCCAATGGAATTTATTTCGATACTTCCAATAAATGCTATAGCTGAAACCACAAAAAGCATTCCAGCCCCAAATCCTGCTATAAGAATTCTCATTTCATACCTCCCTCACGGTTATCTCAACGCGAGGATTGTCGCGGTCGATCTTGAATTCGGTCGGCTCGTGGGATAAATGTTCCCGATCATCATCAACTATGACTCCGGCATCTTTTAGGCCATCATAAAACGGCTTCATGCGCTGCTCAAAATTGCGATAATCTCGTTTCCGCTTATCAGGGAAATAGAAAACCTCCCAAGCGATAGCCTTTTGCCAGGGCATCCCTTTGGAATCAAATTCCTTCCATGCGATAACTTGTCGCGCCCTCAAGCATGAACCTTCCCGATAAATTGCAGTTGCCCTTGCTTTAACTCTCCAGTGAACCCGCGCATTTGGGCTTAATTCCTTTGGCGGCAGCGGCCGGGTTATCGTCAACTCTCTCATTTCACTCCCTTCCTGCGCCTAAGTGCCGCCCGATTTATTTCGCTGACTTTTGATTCCTTTTTTGGTTTGGGTAGCAATCCCAAATACTTCAACAACGATTCCCGGATAGTCAGCAATTGCAGCCGAGAGGTCTCGCCACACGTCGGGCAAGTGGCATCTCGGCCACATTGGGATGGAACCACATTCTTAGCGCCGCATTCCGGGCAAGTCCATATCAATTGTATAGTTACGGGTGTGGTAACTGGTTTCATTTATTCTTCCTTTTTCGTTTTGGCACCTCGTGGATATAATTACCCTTTTTGTCACGGGCAAACCAATTTCTTGTTTTTCGGTTTACAATTTTCTCGCATTCAGTGCAAATGTATGGGCTGCCGAGTTTTATATTTTGGCATGGTTTCATTTCTCCGCCACATTCCGGGCATTCAAGCGGCATTCCTCTCTCTTTCAAGACCTTTTTAGTTAGTCTTCGTCTTATTCTTTGGCACCACTCTACAGCTTCCCTATTTTTCAAAACCCCCTGTCCTTCAATAGCTTAGCCAAACTTTCTACCGATTTGTCCGCTGGCCAAACCCGTTCGACAAACTTACTCCACGGCTCAATCATATCATATTTCCCCGGCGCATTGCAAGCCGCCAGGATAAATCCTTGAGGATTGTCGATCTTTTTAGTTGGATTATAGGCATAGCGGATCAAGTCTACTGGGTTAATTTCGCCTCGGCATCGCTTAAGTATCTTTTGAGCAAGTTTATATACCTTTTTATGTCCAATATCTTTTTCCAAAATATCGACGATATCAATACGCCTGATCAGCTCATCGTATACCGCATCGATGTCCAAGCGTCGGGGTCGGTTAGTCATTTTTATTGGGGGGTTCAGGGTTATAATTGGGACTGGGAATAATTGGGCGAGTATCTTTAACCACGATTTTATCAGCCACAAAAACGACATTTATTGTTACTTGATCGTCACTCATAATTTGAATATAATCGTGTGTCAACGTGCTCGTTTTTGTGATGGTTACTTCAAGGTTCAACATCATTTCTCCTCCATTAAATAATGTTTCGGACACCAATACTTTGCCGATCCTGGTGGGGCCGTGTACCGAGAAACCACCTCACAACCCGGATGACAGCATTTAACTGGCTTACGGCCAACACCTTCCCGCATTTCTTTTGACATCTTTTTACCGGAAAATAATCGATAAATACCATGCTCAGGTTTAGCTTTAACTAAACGATCCGATGAGTTTTTTGTAAAATTTCTTTTAGGGTTTAGAGTCATGGTAGCAACCACATTTGAGTACGGCGGACATGCCGTCCTTCCGGGCCAATTTCAATATCTCTCTGGTCACGAAGTTCGTAAAGGGCTTTCGTGTAATCCGCTTCACTGCCCCCAAAACCACGCATCATGACTTCGGCGTGTAAGGCAAATCGCCCAATCCACATTCCATCCCTGGGAATCAAATTGAATATCTTCCTCTGATTGCCTCGTGGTTTTTGTCGTTTTTCATCGTCAATTGGCTTAATCACACCGTCCTCCTTGATCCCCCGGCGTCAGAGGGTTATGCTTTGCCTTTGCATCTCCCGATACAATTACAATCTACATTATTACCGCTGGAGCTATGAAAGCTCACATCTACCGATGGACAACGAAGCAACTCAGTGCAAGAAAATTGACTACCTAATTGTAATGCTGGCCTTTCTGGATCATAAACAAACCAAGACCATGCTCCCGCTGCTCTTTGATGACGACCAGCGTAAACACGCCGGATGACAGCTTCGGAAGATAATTTCACACCCAAGGATCGTAATTTATCTAACATTTTTCTTGTTGTTCTTCCCTTCATCCTTTCCCCTCCTTTTCGATAAACGCCGCGATGGCCAGCCATCGTTTAGGGGTAATCCAGTCGTCACAAATCTCTATAAGATTGCTGTAAATATTAACATAGAGACGCTCATCGACTGTGCTCCTGATGGCGATACAATTATCCCCCTTGATTGCCTTTAACCCTTCACCGATCTTTTCCATCATCCCTCTCCGTTTAGAGTCCGGAAAGTCCTTACGGACCCGCGTGAGGCTATGCTTCAATGTACGGCAATAAATCACCGAGCGCGTATTCGGTGTTTATCCGTACTTTCGCTTCTCTCAGGGCAAGTTCTTCATAATACTTAGCATTGAATCGCAGGCGATCTAATTTGATTTGGCGAATATCTTTTTGTAGCCGCTGAGATTCTTTGTGCCTTCCCCAATAGTAACCCATGAAAAATGTCGTTACTATAACCAGACTAAATGTTGTAGCGTTGTCCATCATCCCTCCTCCAGCGCCGCCTTGATGAGGGCGGCTGTTGTTCTAATGTGTTGCGGTCTTGTTATTATGCGCTTATCATATAGCATACACGCCACCCTCTCGGCCTGCTTGGCGATGTCGGGCTTAGGGATTACGCAATCGCAGCAGTAGTCAGTGTCGCCTATTGTGATTAGGTGACCTTTTTGGCCACAGCGATGACACGAGTACGTTTCTACATTTTCTGTTAAAGGGCATTTATTCACGGCCGCCCTCCTTTTCGACTTCTCCGTTGTAATACAGAATGGCAATGAGGACAATTTGCGGCTGAGACATGGGGCGTTGTTTGTGCTTCCCACGGATCAATAACCCCTTCACACGACGGGCACCACCAGTATGATGTGTCGTAATACCAAGTTTGGTCACTGTCAAATATTCTTGTCATCTCATCCCTCCTCGGCCTGGATGGCCTTGGCTATATTTCGTGTTGTCGGAGTAATCCCATATTCTTTCACATATTCATTGGCAAATACTTTAATTGTCGCCCTATGCTTCCACAACTTCATCGCCGCGACAACCTGCCGGTGGGCGGCGAGAGAGGGTTGACGGTAAGCGCAGCCTTCACATGTTATATATTTGCAATACTCAAGCTCTACACATTTACCCCCGCATATTGGGCACGGCGGGATCGGCAGCTCCTTTAGCGCTGATTTAGTCCTGGGCATTAGGGACCTCCAGGGTTGATGTAACACATTCCACGTGTGCCCGGCGATTATAGCCACCGTCATAATATTTTTGCCCAGCATATATGTTTAGCCTACAAATTTCGCAGCCGTGGCAAGAATGACAAACTCTAATTGGATACTTCTGATAATCAATTTCCTTTTTAGCCATCTCATTCCTCCTTACCCGTCCTGACGCAGGAAGGGCAAATCGCCCGCCACGTCGCCGTCAGCAGGGCTTGGGCGAGTTTTTCGGTAGTTGGAAAATCTTTTTCGTTTATATCGCAATCTTCCAAAATATTTAGCATTATCTCGTTTGCTCTGAAAATATTATCAAGCTCAAGTTTTGGCCACACCCATTTAATATGCGCATCGACCGAGGTGGCGAGGAGGGTATGAAACGTACTAAAGCACTGCTTATTCTGTGTTTCGTAGTTACTTAACAGTTCCCCTGTTTTGGGATCATTCATGAACTCAACCTCACACTTCTCCAGCACCTCTCGCACCATTTGTTCCGTCGTCGGCTCAGGCATCGGGCTGCTCCTTTATTCTGTAATCCCACGAATAAGTATCACCGTGAGTAAATGTTATCTTGCATTTCTCGTGACGATCTCTGTGCATTGCCCGGTGTCTTGTTATACCTAAATAATGGAAATATTTATCGCACGTATGGCAATAACATTCCTTTGCCCGAGTTACTCTCACTTCATCTCCTTACCTACCGTTATCTTCTCGTCTTTCGCCATTACTGTCCCCTATTCATTACCCATTTCTGATCCGTCTGTTATCCAACAGTCCGGGTCGTGTAATAATCTAATTACTTCCCCTACCGGGAGCTTGTCCCTTTCCGCCGCCCCCTGGACCGCAAGGTGGGATGGGCAATGTAGGTCGTGGCTGGAGACTAATGCCTTTGTTAACGTTGCGATAAGACGTTGATCAAGAGGAAAGCCGTTCAATATTATAACAATACTGTCATGTAAATCATTCATCGTGTGGCCCCTCCTGCCCGATCAGCTTGCGGGCGGCGGCAAGTTTTACCATCACTTCCCACGGATACCCAGATTTAGACGGGTAGAACCCCTTTTTTGCCAGAATCAATTGAGCAAACAGCATATCCATTGCAGTATGAGCCTCACTAATTAACTTCATTTCCGGCGACTCGGCGCGGGCGGTCGCGATGAATTTGATGATGTAATCCTTGTTGTCCCCCAGTGCAGATGAGAGATATTCTTTCTTGTCCCGGTGAGCAGCATAAGATAACTCACGCCAGACATTTTCCGCAAACAACTTGTCATTTGGCATCAGGCTCGCTCCTGTGAATCATTATTTCGCGAGATTTCTCGTTCCATTTGGTTGTTTCGGGTGGATTTTCCGTAGAATATGTCCAATTAGGCTTAATGTCTGCCCACGACCACGATTCCTTGCCATTCACATGCAATTGGAAATCCGGCTTTTCTTCCGGCATTTCTGGGTGATCCAAGGCTAATAATATTTTCTCAATTCCAGCGGCGATCAGTTGCTTCTCTTTTAAGCTAAACATCATTCCCTCCTTCCCCCGACACAGCGCCGGGGGTGTGCGTGGGTCGGTTAGTTGGGTTTGGACATATTCTCAACAAATTCCGCAATCAACTTGCCGATGATGTCATCCTGTACCAATCCATCCGGCACCAAGTGGTCAAAGTCATTTTTGACCTTTACGGGAATACGCACGTAAAACCTTTTAACTGGTGCCGGTGTTGAATCCGCCAATAATTTTCTTGCGTCCATTTCACTCCTCCGTTTTGATGGGCTGCATTCTCCTATCAATTTCTGTGGCTTTACCCGCAACGATCAATTGGCTGAGGGCTTTGTCTATTTGCTCATACGAGCCAAACGATACTGCCAGTGCAGCAGTAACTATTACTTTTCGGCTGACCGGTTTCTTAATTCGGCGCAAGGCTCTGAGCAGGTTTTTTTGTCGTGGGGTGAGTTTCATGGCTTACTCCTAAAATGGCAAGTCGTCGTCACCCGGTGGCGGTGTGCTTGGTTTTGCCGGCGCATCGTTCTTATTCTCCCTTTCCGGCCATTGGATTGGTGATTCGACTTGGATAGGATCAATTCCCTTAAACCGCTTTTGAATCTCTTTCACAGCAGCAAACAGATGACCTTTCTTTGTCGGCTTGGTTTCAACCACAATAAATGCCGACATTCCGACAAGATCATCCCACTCGATATCTTTAGCCCCGTTCTTGGGGTTAATTGCCACAAACGGATCACCGTCTTTTTTAATGTCCAGGTAGTCATCGATTGTAATACCCATCAAGCGGAAGAAATATTTGTACATATTACTTTTCATCCCACGTGACAAGCGGTCCTGTTTGGTTAGTTCATATCGTTTTCCCTCAAAGATTTCATGCCCCTCTTTAATTTCGCCGGTTTCAACATCAAGCAACTCATCTCTGGGGATCGTGGCATCGAGTTGCCAATATGTAGTAATGGCCCAATCTTTATCACTCTCAGAGTTGAACATATTTTGTCCAAATTCAACATCTTTTTCGTAAGTGACCTTGAGACATACAGCATTATATGTCTCGCTCGGCGGCTTGGGCTGATAAACACCTTTTGGCTCCGGTGCAAACATTGAAATACCTCCTACTTAATGAGTACCGCCCGCTCACCGTTAACCAGCGTAGCGTTAGGTACATGAGTGCCTTCGGTTAAGTGTTTTTTCATTAATTGTTTATCCAGTTTTGGTTCTTGTGGTATCCAATAGATACTATCCTTGGGCACCATAGCCACATCAACCCATATTCGCTTGCTTGGTTTTCGCAAGGTGATCGTTAACAATTCGCCTTTGATCTTGTCTATCTTTTGCCCGGCCATATAATCCTTCATATGGTTTTTTAATGATGTTACATTGCTGTCAATGGTTTTCGCCCGATCAGTCAGCCGTTGCGCCTCGTTTTTGAGAGCGTCGATCTCGGCTTTCTTACTCAGAATGATTTTGGCATAATTTTCAAACTCGGCCTCGATATCATGTTCTGCCGCTTCAAGTTCTGCCGTTAAATAGGTGCTGATTTCTCCGGTATCGGCAGCTTCTTCATCGATCATTTCCATCAATCGATTGTGCCGCCCTTCTAATTCATAAAGATTCACGACCTACCTCCTTACATCGTGGTGCGTTATCACAATGTCTTGCAATTGCGGCTTCCCGTTCCTCATCATCTTCATGTTGGGCAAGGAGGTGGGCTATATCCTGAGGATCGCGCCCAACTTCATCGGCAAACTGTTCAAGGCATTGCCGCTGAACTCGTGCCCCGGCCCGTAGACTATGCCACCACAACTTCGCATTCCTCATAACGATCCTCCTCATCGTGAAGTTCAAGCAATTTATGTTCCAGCCCATGCCGTCGTACATAATCCCGGCGAATCAGCACAATACTTTCCTGGGGTGTCAAGCCTTTGACCCAGTATTGTCGCACTTCACTTATTGGTCGCCAAGTCACCACTTAATCCTATTTTCTTTTTCCCGCATACAATGGGCGTCGGCGCAATAAGCGGCAGCGTAGCGTAGCTCGCCCTTTGACAACATTTTTATTGCCAACAAGATATATTTATTTGAGCTTTGTTTGGATTCCGCCGGGACTGACCTCGCCCTATCCCAAAACTTCTCCCGTACATCCTCAGCCGGGGATAGTTTACGCTCGATCTTGATGTTGTCACCTTTGATTGTTACTGTGTCCATCACTCACTCCTTTTATTTGCCCAACAAGCCCCGCATAACCGCGATGTATCGGGCCATTTCCTTTTCTTGCTTAGATAAACCCCGGCCATCGAAATCTGTGCGGGATGACCGGGGCCTTCTTGTACCATCCACCCGGAACGGAGAAGAAGTTTTAGGGGACGGCCCCATACCTGGAAAGTCGTCAATGGATATGGGTGTCAATGGCCGCCCCTTGAAATTGTCGGGGAATATCCATCGAGGCGGTCTTGCCCCCATGGCTCTGACGCCCAGCATTCGACCACCTTCAAATAGGGTGTGCACACTCTGGCCGTCGCCCCTATTCTCATTCGGTATCTGGGTGCGGAATGAACCCCTATTCCCCCAA